CGCTCGTGCTTCATGTATCCCTTGACGGTCTCCACCAGGTTCGGGATCAGATCGTAGCGCCGTTTGAGCTGAACGTCAATTTGGGAAAAGGCGTTCTTGAAACGGTTCCTGAGGGTCACCAGCCTGTTGAAGATGGACACGAAGAACAGGACGAACAGGACAACGATTCCCACTACAACGAGCACGGCTATTCCAAGCGTCATGGGTCTCTCCTTTGTTTCCGGGCTTGCCGCCGCCAGTCCTCATACGCCATGGTCATGAGAGCAGGGTCGTTGATGGGAACGGCTGATCCCTTACCAATCCACCGAAGGGTATCATTGCTCCCGTACTCGAGAGGAATCTCAATCCTCGTGTACCCACTTACTCCATCAACTCTCCCCGCCTCCTTCATCCAGAAGGCAAAGGGCGTCTTAAGAAACGCCTGAGCTTCAGCCTTCGCCTTTCTCTTCATCCAGGTTGTCGTGAAGATATCGTCGACTACCTGCGTCCAGGAAGGGGGTGCCATTTATTGTGTTCCTCCGTAGTTGGTTTGTTTACTCAACTCCCATCACCTCTCGCAGGGCGAGGATAGCTGCATCCTCAATGGTTTCGGGAGCTTCGTTACTCGCTCGTCTTGAAACAGTACCACGCTCGCCAGAGAAGAATGGGTGAGGTGTAGCCTTCTCCTCAGCCCCTTTCTTTTTCTTGTCTTCATCTTCCTTCGCTCTCTTATCAGCCTCCACCTTGCGACGGCCTTCAACGGAACTCTTTCCCGCCACTTGGAGATAGGCATCTTCTAGCGAGAGATCCTGCCGCGTCATAGCGAGCTTGAAGATGGCTTCCTTATGCTCCATAAAGTCGGAGTACTTCTCTTTACACTCCGCAACTTCTGATCGCACTCGGAGGACCTCCATCCTCTCTACGAGGGGCTGGACCATCTGCTGCATTTGCTTAGCATTGTGGCCCAGCACAAACTCTGCAAACTGTCGAGGAGACATCTTCTCAAAGTCGGGAACACCATCATCCACCTTTGAAGGCTCCCTTGCAGGTTCCTCCTCCAACTCGCGAAGGAGCTTAATGGGGTCGAAGTCCTCACCTTTACCCTTCTCCAACCCAGCGAGGACCTTATCAAGCTTCCCATCAAGAGACTTGAACTCCTTCTCCGCGTTGAACTCGGTCGCTTTACCCTTGGAAGGATCGTCTTCCACTCCAACTGTACCCTTGCTCTTGTCATCCGCTGGCAATGTCATCGCTCACTTCCTCCTTATCGGGCTCTTCCTCAACACTCTCTTCATTGAGAGTGACGGGAGTTTCCTCTAGTGTTAACTCTCCCTTTTGAATCGATCGAATGTACCTGCGATACTCTCTCGCGAGAATACCACTAGCCCTATTCACCTCTCTAGCTGTCCACCTACCAGTGAGAATGACCTCAGGCTTCTCAAACTTGTCATCATAAAAGATGATCTCCGCTCTCGCCTTGATTTCCATACTCCCTCCTTCGCTAGGCCCCATACTTAATCAGTCGCTCTTTTGGGCTATAGTTCTCCATATAATTCCGGGCAAATACTCCATGCTTCCTACAAGCTCTTTCCAACTCCTTCTTTGACCTCACTGTAATTGGGTGAGGCCCAATATCATCAAATGTTTGTTCGCCGAACACGTGGGAGATAGCTCCTACGATAATCTGTGTAGCTACCTTCCCACATTGGCATCGCGTAGGAATGCCATGTTCAGCGATTGGGCGCATCAAGTCGGTCTGATGGCCACTTACACATTGATAGGTGTAGAGAGGCATTACCCTCCTCCCCTCATAGCCTCTTGAACGGTGAGAGGTTTGGTAGGGGAACCAAAACTCTTTGATTGCCTACCATCAGGACCACCAGCTTCGGGGGTACCTGCTCCATTTGCCCCTCCCCCAAGAAATTGTCCCTGCCTTTGCATTTGAAGCGCTTCAGGATTGGGGACTAACACCGAGATACTAGGGTCCATAAAGCTTTGCGCGCGGATGTATTGTTCACGAAGCTTAATAGGGTCGGTGTAGGGATCCATTCGAAGGGCAAGAAACGTCTTCTCGGCAAGTTGGGCTCGGACAGCCCGAGTGATGGGCATACCTGCATCGGGGTCAATGCTGAGGTTGTACTCTCCTTCCAACTCCTTCCCAGTATACTTCATCCAATACTGTGCACCATCCGGGCCAACTATTTGAGACACCCTCTCCTTATCCCAAAACTTGAAGATGTATTGATTCCACTTCCTTACGATGTTGGTTAGTACGTCCGCCATTACATCCCTTCGCTCATCAGTTCTAATCTCAGATGCCTGGCCAACAGCAACCACTTCATGAGCGGAGGGGGGAGTACCTTGACGAAACTCACCAGCCTCATTGCGAGAGAAGCCAATCGTCTCGCGGAAGTCGTTCAACACTTCTTGTGCCTCTTTCCAGAGGTCGGGAGGGATGTGGTTTTGAAGTTGCGTTACAACCTGTGCCATCCCAACATCCTGATCATCTACCTCTAGTGCTTCAATATCCTCAGAGAGGATCTTCTTGAGGTGGTCTTCTTTGATAGCACCCTTTCGGTAGAGGATCTTGAGCATGGCGATGCGACGATGCTTCATTGCTTGTGTACGAATTTGGTTGAGCTCCAACTGCTGGGCCTCAATCACCTTAATATCCGACACTCCCCAGAAGTGGTCGGGATCATCATTGAAGATAGTGAATTCGTAGGGGAGTCCCTCAACCTGTAACACATCCTCAGCCTCTAGGAGGAGTTGATCACCACACATTACAAGGATGCGTTTGTGCTTCCCATCCCTTATCTCCTTCAATAGACAAAGGTGAGAGTTAGATGAGCGGTAGTCGGAGATCTCATCCCTCCTAGGATCATCAGCATCCCTTGTATACCCACCAGTAACCTTCTTCCTTGTCTCGGGGATGTATTTAGCATCCTCTCGAACATCTTTTAGAGGGCGAAGGTATTCGTGACACGTCCAAGGGAGCTCCTCAGGCTCGCGATAACCCCAGGGGGTGATGATGTCGAGGGGGGAGATAGCAGTTGCCCAAGGCATACCAGGCTTGATGTTGGAGCGATACTCAATTTTCGCACTCTCCTGCTTTTCAGAAGTTTGGGTAACGGACTCTCCTGACTTTAATATACCCTTTTCAGGAAGGTAGCCATACTGAGAGTCATACCCCAACTTGATCGGTCCAACTCCGGCATAGAAGGCATCGAGGATGCTTCTCTTAAGAGTCTTCTTCAAAACCAACTCGCGGATGAGGTAGTTGTCAATTGCTTCGACTATTCTAGCATGCCAGACATACCGCGGGTGGGTAGGAAGAACAGAAACTGCTGGAGCGCGAAAGTAGGTACGGGGGATCATAGTCCTGCCGAAGGAGAAAGTTTTGTTGACGGGAATCTCATCCTTCTCCTTCCACTCACCGCGGTAGTAGTTCTTGAACTCCTCCCACCTTTCAGGTTGAGCATACTTCTTCTTATACTCCCTACCTGCACGAATCTCATCATTCCAAAACTTTACCAGCTCAGCGATGCGGTCAACTTGTGACATTATTTCGCTCCCAACTTTTGAGCCATCTTCTCGATGGCGGTTATGTTGATCTTCAGCCCCTTCGCAGCTGTTGCTTGGTCAACACCCTTTAATCTCTTGAGAATATAACCTTCAGCGTCGGACAAAGGACGGGCTTTCTCCACATCTTCAAGTACTCTAATACCCCTCAGCGAAGTGGGAGAAGGGATGGGTTTTGTAAGAGTAAAGATACGCTCTGAAGGATCGTTGGGGCCCAGATCCTCTTTGAGGGCATACCCCCTAGACTGAAGCTCCTGTAAAGTTTCTTTTACAGATTTGTACCGAGAGGTATCTCTTATAAGAACCCTTCCTCCAAACAACAGATTCTCATCTATGTTGTTAACTAACGTGGACACATCTGAACTTTTGATGTGACGCACAAACTGTCCCATATGTATTTCAGCTCCTGGAGAGAGCTTTAGAGGTTTGGAAAGGTCGTGTTGGACGTATTTTTTTATAGGGACCCCCGTATCTTCTGCATATATTTTAGCCTCCTTTAGGGGGAGGATATCTACTACAGTATGACGAGAACTATAAGGCCCCTCTCCCCCTCCGAAGTCATATTTGGGAGCTTGTTTCAGAAGAGATTCTGGAGAGACCTCTACCTTGGGAGGACCATGCTTCTTCAACCACTCACTATAAGGAGCGGGAAGAGTACGCTTCTTCCCACCAAGCATGACATCCATCCTAGTAGGAGCACTCTCACCTAACTCCTCAAGGTTACTTGCGCGTCTCTGCAAGCCTTCTTTGAGCCCACCATAAGTAGTCCTCTCAGCTTGCCTTATAGCTTGGGACTTTCGAATCATGTCCGTCTGCTCAGACTTCTTCCCAAGCATTTCGAACATGCCAGTATATCCCTTCTCACCTTCGGCACTTGTAAGACTAGCGATATACTTCTTATCCATCACACTATATGTGCCATCCTCAAAGACGATATAGCGCCAATTACCCTGCCCCTTACGAACAGACTTAATAATCTTGCCCATGAGGTCCATTCCCTCAAGGCGAGCACTAGCGGAGGAGACGGCGCCTACTTTCTTTGCAATATCCTTTATGAGACGAGTGGGAGGTTTGATTGGGCCGGCTTCAGCCTCTTCCGGACCCAACATCCCACCCAATCCCACAGCAGCACCTGCAGCTCCATAAATAGACCACCTCCTAAGTAGGCTCTCAGTTGCCTTCCCCACTTCGGGATCCTTCACATGGGAGAGGAGAGCCTTCTTAAGATCGGCGAGAGGGTACTTCGTCATCATCTCATCAAGCGCTTTAGCTGAAGGAGCTTCGTGGGCAATTACTCGATGGAGGTTGATGAGGGCGAACTCTAACAGTTTGGGACTTTTATCTATATCCGCCATCTCAATCCACTTTACAACATCACGATAGGCCCGAGGGTCTCTCTGCTCTGCTATCTTGAGGTAGGGCTGCACCCACTTGAGGAATTTTTCAGTATCCTCAACAGGTTTGAAGGTAAAGGGGTTGAGACGCTTACTCCACATTTTGCGGGCAGCATCAAACTCAACTGGACCTTTACTCGCGACAAGTTCCTTTGCGATGGGAAGAGTTTCTTCGAGGAGTTTCTTCCACATCTCGCCAGAGATGCGAGGGCTGGCTTCGGCTTCATCAACTCCTAAAAGAGTGCCAGCTGCAACTCCAGCACCAACTCCCTTAAGAATGTTACCAACTCTCGGATTCCACGTTCCTCTGTTGAAGACACTCTTAAGTTGTGAGGGACGGAACACAATATAGGAGTCTACCCCCATGTCCTCCATCGCATTAGCGTAGACTATACCATCGTACCCCTTTCGATGGAGAGCCTCCTTAATGAGACGTAAGCCCTCTTCCCTCCCAGCCATCTCCTTCTTCCAGAACGCATCAATTTCCTTCTGAGATGCTGGAGGGGTGCTTCTTCGTGTAGGCACGTTAGCAAGGTCAGAAAGACCTTGAATACGTTTTTGGAGTGCGGCCTCCTCTGAGGAACTAAACACCTTTCGGAAGTTCTCAGGAAGCCCTCCACTCATTAGTGCCATCTCCTCCTCTCCCTGAAGGGCAGCGAGGACAGAGTCGGGAACATTCCAATCTCCTGCATCGAGAGCTCTAGCGGGATTGCGAAGTCTCATATGGAGGGGCATGATGTTAGCCCCTCTCTCTCCTAGGTCAGTAACTTCCTGTAGGAGCTTCTCATCTACTTTACCTTGGCGGAGACTCTGGTTTGTGAGAGTCTTAGACAGCTTGTGAAACCTCTTCGTCTCCTTTTTTGAGAGAAGGTTGGAGAGCGTGGCCCTCGCTGCATCACCCTCCCAAAACTGGTCAAGTCTGTCCTGGGCAGCTTCTCGAGTGCCTACATGTGCTCCTAGGGGGCTAGTATGAAACACATCAAAGCTGGAGCGAGTGGAGTGATAAACAGGTTCTTGTACTACACTATCAGCTAAAAACTTCTCCTTGTTGTACCTCTTCGCCCTCTCCATCACCTTTGTTGCCAACCCCGTCGCGGGAGGGGCAGCCTCTCCAAACAACTCATGCATCTCTGCCAGCTTACTAGCAGCGGCTTTTTCACTAGGGAGGGCGAACCTCTCAAACAACCTCTTCGCTACACCCTCACCTATTTGAGAAGTTGGAAAAGGCATCACAACTCCAAATATCCCTTTATGAGAGCTTGTTGGCGTCTTCGCTTCTTCGCAACATCACTCTCCTTCACCTTCTTGGAGGGAATGGGGTCGGTCAACATCTTGGGAGTGATGAGCCCTTCTCTCGTACTCCTTTGGTATCTCCAAACGGCATCCTTTGGCTTTGGCATTACATCCACCCCCACTCTTTCACACTATTCACCTGACCCTCTAATATCCTACCTATATCCTTTCTATACTGCACACTTGGTTGAGGTTGGACCATATCAATTGTGCGATACACTCTCCTCCTCGCCTCAAGCATATCACTCCCTCTAGCAGTCACCCAAGCGAGGTGGAGGAAAGGAGGGGTAGCTCCAAGCTCAGGCCAGAGGTGCTTGTAGTCACTTGGATTGAGAAGGTTCCCTTCTACTACTTCACTTGAGGGGGGAGTGAAGCTCATTCTCACACCCATCGCTATGGGATCATGCCTCATTGGGAGACGTTTGAGGAAGCCCGCACTCAAATTGAACAACGTCTCATACAACGCCCCCTTCGTCAACTCCTGCCAGAGGAGGAGAGTGGGAGGGGTGAGTGAAAGGTCAAAGTCCTCAAAGTGAAGAGCCTCAGGACCTACCCTCATAGAGGTGTGAACTGGGCCTCGGTAGGATGCGTGAGCGAGTAGCTCAGTCAGTTGGGAGGGGAAGGCTGCCGATGCGAGTTTGCCGCCTAATCGCATAAGCACCATCCCTGTAGTACCCAGGTGGGGGCCCCTTTCTCCCTCCATAAGTCGGGATTGGTAGAAAGCAACGCCCTGAGGCTCAAACATCCTCTCACCATCGAAGAAGCCGAGCGCCATGCATGGGATCATCTCGTCGCTAACTCCATTCCCACTAGAGGGGAGAAGGCTCATCAGTTTCGCTTTATACTCCTCATCCTTATAGATGCGAGCCGTCAACCTGCACCCTCCCAATAGCATCTTTCGCTCTCGTACCAGAGTTGCTGCAAGTCTTCCATCTCCCCTGGGATCGAGGAGGTAGAAGTCTGCTGCCTCGGTTGGCGGGCGGAAAGAGACGCGGGGATTATGATCACCTCCCTCAGCCGTTTGCCAGAGAGATGCGGCTTGGAAAGCTTCATGGGTGAAGAAGGCAACTTCATGCCCCTCAAGGGCGAGCCGATGTGCGAGGGGGTAGAGGTTTGCATGTTGGCTAATTACGTGTACTTTGGCCATGGACAGCCTCGCGTTTCTCGAAGAGGTTGAGCCAGCCTGTATGGGCTGGACGGATGCGTCCAAAGATGTCGTCGAAGGTGACGATTGTTGAGGGAGGAGGTTTGGGGGAGGCGCTCACCTCTTCCATGATTGGGTGTCTCAAACGCATCTTGAGCAAGCCCTCACAGGCGAGCGCGAGCGCCATGACTGCATCGTCGTGGCCACTTTCGATATTCCCCAACTGACCCTCAACTCTCTCTCCAAACCCCCTCAACTGATCGACGGTGATCTCATCATACAAAGTGATCTCATCCACCAACTTTTGGAGGATCCCAATAAGGAGGTATTTGTTGGTGGAGGAGGTTTTAAACCCAGAAGTCCCGATCTTCCTCGCCCTATCCATCATCTGACTCTTGATGGGGAGTCTCATTCTATAGATGAGGTCGGGGTTGGACTTGTAAGGTTCGAGTTGGCGAAGGCAGGCAACCACACTCAAACCGTGGGAGTTGGATTCGGGAACGAGATAGGCTTTGTTGAAAATCGCCCCCAACTTTGCAATCGCACTCGCAAAGGCGGGAGGGGAGATGGTATTCGAACGAAACACAGCGACTTGTTCCATTGTCTCTAAGCACAACACTTGCGCTTCGGAATAATCATTCCCCGTCCCGCCAGAACAATCTGCCCCAATGATATAATGCCGACCCGGGAGTGCCAAGCTCCTGCCGTCAGAGAGCCCGCCACCCTTCGACGTCTCGAGATGGGAGGAGAGGAGGTGAAGACTCCCACCGAGTTCGCGTGACCACTCCCGGGCCCGTATCCACTCTTCGTGAGGGGTCCATTGTACCTTGGGAAACATCGTCCCACCTGTTACTAAGAAGGCTTCGTCTATAGAGGCGGGGTATTCCTGACAAAATAGGTTTTCATCCCCTTCCAACTCCTCCAACTTCTCTCTCCTCCATTGGAGTTGGGACTCAGTCACCTTAAACTTCTCCCTCAACTCAAACTCCTTCTCATCCAACCCACCAGTGAGGGGAGTGAGGGAGACATACTCCTCAAACACATACCAGGGATAAAAGAGGAGGCGAAAGCGAGAGGACCCCTTCAACGCCCTCATAATTTGTTTGTGGTGGTAGGTACCATACCCATTCGCAGTT